TCTCCAGGCCCGACGATCGCACCGCCGTGGCCGTCGACGAAACGAAGGTCAACAAGGCCCTGGTCGATGCGACGGGCGTCATCGACGGCTATGTGCGTGGCCGGTACCTGGTGCCGATCGCCACGCCGCCGAGCGAAGTCGTGCGCGCCGCCTGCATCCTTGCCCGCTACGATCTCGCCCAGGGCGAAGGCACCGATCCCAGCGACGAGATGAGCAAGGGTCGGAAAGACATCATCACCTGGCTTAAAAACATCGCCAAGGAACTCATCAATCTCGATGTGCCTGTCGCCGAGACTGCCGGGCCCGCCGTTGGCTCTGGCCCGCGCATGTCCGATCGGCCACGCCTTCTGAACAATTGCAGTCTGCGGGGCATGTGATGCAGCTCGACTATGCACCCATCCGTAGAATGGAGCCCGCGATCGTCGCCCGGCTGCGCATCGCCTTCGACGAAAAGACATTCGGCATAGAGCGCGTTCCGCAGGTTTTAACGCTGAAGGAATTCGAGCGCCTTGCAACGCTTTCGCCGTTCATAGGTCTGGCATGGGTCGGAATGAAGCCAGACCCCAATGCTGGCCGGCTTGTCAAAGGTGACATGCTCTGGCGGCTCATCATTCTCTTCAAGGCTTCAAGCGGCCTTGAAACCCGCTTCAAAGGCGATGCTCTGGAGATCGGCCTCGACGCCATGGTGGATGTGGCGACCGTGCTTTTGCAGGGCGTAACCTTCGCTGGCATCGGCCTTTGCGTCGTCACCAGCGTCAACAGTGTCATCGCCGATGGCTGGAGCGACAACGACCTGGTCATCGCCCAGGTGGATTTCCAAGTCGCTTTCTCGATCGCGCCCGCAGCCTTCGCCTTCCGGACCGCCGAGGACTTTCAGCGTCTCGGCATCACCTGGAAGACGTCCACGGACACCGATCGAGACGTCACCGACACCACCGACCTACCGCAAGAGTGAGGACCATGACGCAATTTTTGAAACCAGCAGAGGGCCGAACCGTCGATCAGGAGGACGGAAGCCCATGGCCATTGGACGGCATGGACGCGCCCAACACGCTGTTCGTCCGCCGCCGCCTTCGTGATGGCGACCTGATCGACGCCGAGCGGCCTGTCGTCCTCGAGGAGGCGCCAGTCGCCGAAGAGGTCACTGATCCGCCGTGGGCCGAAACCCCTGCAGAAACCGCTCCGGCATCGGCCGGCAAGCTTAAAGGAGACAAGTAAGCCATGGATTTTGATGAAATCCCATACGACTGGCTGGAGCCGGCGACCCTTCTCGAAGTCAAGCCGAACTATCGCAACGCCGGCGTCCTGCCCTATCCGACCCGCGCCCTGATCGTCGGCCAGAAGCTTGCCACTGGCGCGCTGCAGCCGGGCCAGATTGTCGAAGTCACTCGCGGCGAGGAGGGCATTGCTCTCTTCGGTCTGGGCTCGATCGGCGCCGAGCAGGTGCAGGCATTTCGCAACGCCAACAAGACCTCGCCGTTGTTCGTCACGGCGCTGGCGGACGCGGTCGGTGCGGTCAAGGCTGCCGGCAGCTTCACATTTGCCGGCGCCCTGCCGGCTGCCACCGTGTTGCGCTTTCTGATCGGTGGCCGCCAGATCCGGTTCACCGGCTTATCGACGGACACCGCCGCAAACCTTGCAACCAAGCTGGCGGCGGCGATCACTGCCGACACTTCCTGCCTGGTGACGGCGGCCGCCGCCGGCGCTGTGGTCACCTGCACGGCGCGCCACGGTGGATCGACCAGCAACGGCATCGACCTTCGTGTCGACATCGCGGCCCAGCCGATCCCGAATGGCCTGACGGTCACCGTCGCGGCTATGGCCAACGGCGCCGGCAACCCGGTCCTGCAGACCGTGCTCGATCTCTTGACCAACACCTGGTTCACTGACGTCCAGCATCCTTGGGCCGATGTGACGAACATGGTTGCCTTCGCCGAATGGCTGCGCGTTCGCTACACCGCCACCTCGAAGCTCGACGTCCAGGGATATGTCGGCCATTCCGGCAGCTATGGGACGCTCGGCACCTTCGGCATGCTGACAAACTCGCCATACCTGACGGCTGTTGGCCTCTATCGTTCGCCGACCAGCCCATGGATACTGTCGGCCGCCGTCTGCGCGCTGGCCTGCTTCCACCTGACGAACGATCCGGCCCGCCAGTTGCGGTCGCTGGTCGTTCCTGGTGTCGTCGCGCCAGATCCCGCCGACCAGTTCACAGAGGAAGAGCAGAACCTTCTGCTGAACAAGGGCATCTCCACCTTTGATGGCCTTTCGGATGGCACGACGGTGATCTCGCGCATCATCACGACTTACAAGACCTCGACACTCGGCATCGCCGATCGCGCCTGGCTTGACATCATGATGCCGAAGACCCTGAGCCGCATCCGCTACGACTGGGCCGGCTACGTCACGCTGATGTACCCGCGCTCGAAGCTGGTCGAGGACGAAGACGTCGCGGCACTGGTCTCCAACTACAGCGACGGCAACACCGATCCCGGTTCGGCCGTCGTCACGCCGGGCCGCATGAAGGCGTCCTGGGCGGCCCGCTGCAAGCTCTACGGCGAGAAGGTTTGGATCATGAACGCCTCCGAGACGATCAAGGAGAGCGTTTTCCAGATCTCGGCGGACGATAAGAACCGCATGGAAAGCCGCCAGCAGGTCCAGATCGTCGGCAACCTCATGGTGCTCGCCGGCTCCCTCGAATTTCAGGTCTAGGAAAGGATCTAAGCAATGGCTCAGACTTTGGGCATCGTCGATATCGTCTGGCGGGGGCGCACAATCCCCGTCGAGAAAGGCGGCAAGTTCCGCATCGGCGGCATGAAGAACAACATCGTCACCTATGGCCGCAAGGTTGGCCGCGCGCAGGAATACCAAGGCTCGACCGCGTCTGCGACGACAAACCTCGAAGCCGGACAGAGCTTGGTCGGTCTGCTCGATGCCGGCGAAGGCGAGTTGCAGATCGTCTGCGACACCGGCCAGACCTACGTGCTCTATGACGCGTTCCTGTCCGACGATCGCTCGGACGTGACCGGCGGCGAAGGCGGCAAGATCGAACTCAAGTGGGCCGGTGGTACGCCCGAGGAGATCATCGCATGAAGACGCCCAGCGGCACGACCAGACATGTCGATATCGACCTCAACGAAGACGACGATCGCGTCGTCAACGAGGACGCACCTGTTCCATTGAAAGCCAAGCTGGACGCTGACGTCGTCGATGAGGACATCAACCCCCTCGACAAGCTGCCAGACACGGCGGTCCGCAACGCCAATGGCACGATCACTCTGCCGTTGAGATACCCGGTGACCATTAGGTCCAAGAAGGACGAAAAGATTCGGGAGACAAGATACGCGGATCTGACGTTCCATCGTCTCACCGGCAAGGACCAGAGGGCCATCGCGGCGGCTTCAGACGAGACCCAAGCCCTCGTATCGTTTTCGCAATCGACCAAAATCAACCAGGCAGTGATGAATGCGCTCTGGGACAAGATGGATCTGAGTGACATCACCAATGGTGGCAAGGTACTCAACCATTTTTTGAACAGTGGCCAGAAGACTGGCAAGTGAGGCTTGGCGCACTGGCTGACAGCACCGGCTTTTCGGCGGCGGAACTCGAAAGTTTCGACGCCGAACAAATTGATTTCTGGTGGAATTGCGTGATGACCTGGCGGGCGGAAGCCAGCAAGTAAGGAATGAGATGGCCCCGCGCTCAATGACATTGGACGTTCTTGTCCGCCTCAAGGACTCGCTCTCCAGTCCATTGCGTGGCCTGATGAACAGCCTCCAGGGCGTTGCCAACATGGCCAGGAAGATCGGCGTCGTCGGCACAGCCGTTGCCGCCATCTCCTTCATGGCGCCGATCCAGCAGGCGGCGGCCTTTCAGCAAAAACTTGTCGATATCGCCGGTACCGCCAACCTTTCGGGGGCGGCGGCCTACGCCTATGTCGACCAGATCAAGGGCAAGTACGAGGATCTCGCGCTCAAGATCGGCCAGTCTTCCGACACCATCGCATCTGGCGCCGGGCAGATGATCGCCGCCGGCGTGGATCCAAAGCTGATTGACCAGTCGATCGGTGGCATCGGTCGGGCCGCGACTGCGGCTCATGCCGAGTTCAATGACATGGCTGGTGTCGCCACCTCGCTTATGCAGACGTTGAAACTGCCGGCCGACCAGCTCGACGGCGCGCTGGCTGGCCTGATCGTCTCTGGCAAGGAAGGCGCCTTCGAGATGAAAGACATGGCCAAATACCTGCCGACCCTTACCGGGCAGATGGCCAAGTTCGGCGTCACGGGTCGCGAGGCGATCAACTTCCTCGGTTCAGCCCTGCAGATCGCCAAGAAGGGCACGTCCGATCCGGCCGAGGCCGCAAACAACCTGAAAAACTTCCTGTCGAAAATCCTCGCGCCTGCGACGATCAAGAATTTCAAGGACGTCGGCGTCGACATCAACGCGGTGATGCAGAACGCTGCCACCCAGGGCATCAACCCGATCGAAGCCGTCGTTCAGAAGATCTCCAAATTGACCGGCGTTTCCGGCAACGAGATCGCTGGCCTTATGAAGAAGGCGAAGGCAAACGGCCTCGAAGGCGCCGAGGCGCTGGACAATGTCCGCGAGCAGCTCGTCAAGATCCACGGTGCCAGCAAGCTCGGAGGCCTCTTCTCCGACATGCAGGTGATGGATTTTCTTATCCCGATGCTCGGCAATATCGATGAGTATAAGCGGATCAAGGACGAGGTCGCGAAGGCAACCGGGGCTGTCACCGACCGCGATTTCGATACTCAGATGCAGGCGCTTAATCAGCAGCTCACAATCTTCGGTGAAATCGGCACCCAAGCAACGCGTGAAGTCGGCCTAGCCTTCGGGACGTGGTTGCCGATGATCAACACCAATCTTGAAGCTGGTTTGAAGTGGCTTCGAGACTTCGATCAGCAGACGGGTGGAATGGTGCGCCAGGCGTTGATGCTTGCCGGCGCCGGCGCCCTGGTCGCCGCAGCTCTTGGCACACTCGGCGTCGTTTTGCCAATCGTCGCGGCCGGGTTTGTGGCTTTAGTCTCTCTCATCTCGCCAGTCGGCGTGGCTCTTGCCCTGATCGCCTATGGTGCCACACAGATCTACAAGAACTGGGCAACCTTTGGCCCGCGCGTCATGCAGACATGGCAGACTGTTAAGCGTGGCTTCTTCGACCTTGCGGACGGGCTATGGGAACGTGGCCAACGGATTGTCGACTACGGCCGTGATTTGGTCGATCGCTATGGTCCGGTGCTTAGGCAGGGGTTTGCCCGCGCTTGGAGCGCGGTCGTCGCTGGAGCGCCGGCTGTCCTCGAACGTATCCGTTCCATCGGCTCCGAGATCATCGCAGCGGGCCGCGCACTGGCTGAACGGTTCGGTCCCATACTCAGCGAGGGCTTTGCCCGTGCGTGGAGCGCGGTCGTCGCTGGAGCGCCAGCCGTCCTCGATAGTATCCGTTCTGTCGGCTCTGAGATTATCGCGGCCGGCGGGGAACTGGCCGACCGGTTTGGCCCGAGGATCCGTGATGGACTGGCAAGTGCTTGGACGGACATCAAGGGTGGGCTGGCGAATATCCGTGCGCTGTTTGATGGCTTCATGGCAGGCTTGGACCTACATATCGACCTGTCCGGCCTAACGATTGATCAGGCCAAGGTTGGAGCCTTTGAGGCGCTCGATAAGGCCATTAAGGGCATCGCCTCAGGATGGGAGGGCTTGAAAGGTTTCGGCGATGGCTTCGCACCTTTCCTGGCTGGCATAGGTAAGGATCTCGGCAGCACAGCGAACGACCTTATCAAGATCGGTGGCGCCGTCTCGGCGATGGCGAGCGGTTTCGGAAAGCTGCAGGACATGGACAGCAACAAGATTGGAACCCTGCTCGGCAACTTGACGGGCGGCAGCATAGGCCTTGCGATCAAACTTATCGGTGATCTCGCAGATGTCGTCGTGCGAGCTGGTTCGGCGATCCAAGGTCTCCTCGACAAGATGAGCGTCCAAATCAATTGGACCAATATCATTCCCGGCGCGAACATACTGGGCGCTTGCGCCGGCCGTAGCAGCCCAATCCGTCAACGGTAAGGTCGCCGTTGCGGTCACGGTTACCGGCCCCGGGCAAGTTACCAGCGTCACCAGCAGTAATCCCTCTGTCGTGCCGGCCACCGCTAACGTTGGCCGCACGGTCGGGAGGTTCTAATGCGCATCGATAGTCTCGACTGGGTTATAGAGGGGCTGCTGCCCGGCTCCTACCGCGGCATCACTTTCAGCATGCCCGATACCAGCAGCTCGGCCGGCCGGCGCGTCGTCGAGTATCTCTTCCCCGGTGTCGAGGCAGCGGACTATGATGACTTCGGTCTGGCGCCGACCGAGATCTCGGTTACCGGCCTGATCCTCGGCGATGACTACAAGCTGCAGGCCCTAGCGCTGCAGGCCGCCTTCGAGACACCGGGCCCGGCGACGCTGATCCATCCTTGGCTCGGGCCGATGATGGTCATCATGATGCAGCCAGCGCAGATCAGCTTCTCCGAAAAAGAACTGCGCCTGGTCCGCTTCACCGCCACCTTCAAGAAGCTGCCGCTCTCGGCCGGTCTGTCGATCGGTGGCCTAAGCGGCCTCATCACGGCGATCGGCACCGTCGTCTCCGTGGCCTCGGCACTGGCCGGCGTTGTCGGCACGATCCTGTCCGCTACGCGCACCAAGTCTGTAACCCGCTCGACGCGGATCGTCACATCGGCGATCGGCGCCGTCACCGCGCCGTCCGGATCGGCCCGCGCACTGCCACAGCTGAAGGCCGCGATCGGCGCCTCGATCCCGTCAAGCCCGGCCGACTTCGATACGCTTATCCAGTCCACCTCTGCACTGATCAACACCGCTTCGATCGCAGCCGCCGTCGCGCCGGCGGCCGAGGCGATCATCGCACCATCGCCCACGGCACTGAGCTTGATGGCGATCGGCATGACGGTCTGCGAGACTTTGACAGCCGCAATCGCGGATGCACCCGCCGACGCTGATCGGGCGTTGCTGGCTTCGGCGGCCGCGCAATTCTTCGCCCAAGCGGCGTCGCAGTCGGCCTATGCGGATTATGCCTCTAGCCAACAGGCGCTGGCCTTTCGCGCCCGCACGACGGATGCGGCCGATGCCATCGCCGCCGCTCTGGAAACCATCGCTGGCTCGACATTCCAAGCTGAAAGCACATCGTTGCGTCGCGGCGTCCGCGAGCTGCAGTCGGCGCTGATATCGGACATCAACCAGACGATCGGACGCCTGCCATCGGTGCTGACCTTCCGGCCCGCGCGTCCGCTCGACGCGTGGCTTCTGGCCCAGCACGTATTCGGCGATACCCCATCCGCGATCGAGACCGGCTATCTCGATATCGTTGCCCGCAACAATCCCCGCCATCCGGCCTCCCTGCCGGCCGGTCCGGTCGAGGTGCTTGGCTGATGACAATCCTGCCTGTCTATGCGGCAGCCAATGCCTTCCTCAGTGGCATCACCCTGCGGATAGACGGCGTTGTCTACGACCGGTGGAATTCGGCCGAGTGCGAACGGAACCTGAAGGATTTCTCCGGCTCCTATGACTTCTCGATGCGCGACGTCTTCCAGTCGAACGGCACGTTCCAATATGCCAGCACTGGACCACTCCTCAAAATCAAACTCGGCTTGAAGATTGAGGTGCTCGTCGATGGCGAAGTGCAGCTCGTCGGCTTTCTCGAAGGCCTGGAGCGTGACATCGACGACAGCCGCGCCGAGATCCGGATCTCTGGCCGTGACAAGACCGGCGACCTGGTCGACTGCGCCGCCCTCGATGACGGCCCGGCCGAGTTCAAGAACGTCAAGCTTGAAGAGGCCGTCAAGCGCATTGCCGCACCTTACGGCCTAACGGTTCGCACCGAAGTCGACACCGGCGAGCCTTTTGCCCGCTACGGCCTCGATCTCTCGGAGACCGCCTTCAGCGCCATCGAGAAGGGCACGCGCGGCCGGCACGTGCTGGTGCTCTCGGATGGCGTTGGCGGCATCGTCATCACCCGCACCGGCAAGACTCGGGCGCCGGCCGATCTGGTGATGCCGGGCAACGTCATCCATAGCCGCATGAAATTGGGGCACACCAACAGGCATTCGAAGCACACCGTTCACGGCCAGGGTGAGAAGGCGGGCAAGTCGCGCTCCGGCAAGCCGCTTGATTCCACCGCCGAGCCTTTGTCGGCCGGTGATCGTCATGACGGCGATGGCTCGGCGACGGCGATGGAGCGCAAAGGCACGGCTGCCAAGGGTATAGCCGTCGATGACGAGATCAAACGGCACCGGCCGATCGTCCACCTGGCGCGCACCAAGGCCGATAAGACCGCTGCTACCGACGAAGCGGACGGCCGTATGCGCAAGTCCCGCGCCGAAAGTGAAGAGCTGATGCACACCGTCAAGGGCTTTGGCGTCGGCGGCAAGCTCTGGCGCGTCAACCAGATGGCCTCGGTCTCCGATGATTTTCAGGATCTCTACCGCGACCTCCTCATCACCCGCGTCAAGAACCGCCAGGACGAAGGCGGCGGCAAGACGGAAATGACGCTGATGAGCCCGGAAGCGTTCGACAAGCTGCCGGTCGGCAAGCGCCGGACCAATGCCAAGGGCAAGGGCAAGAAGAAGTCCGGGCCGCTCGATGGCACGGCAAAGGGGCTTTGATGGACAAGGAAACCGCTGACAAAGTGCGGGGCCTGGTGCGCCGATCGACCCTGAAAAACATCAAGGACGACGGCCAGACACAGACGGCCTCCGTTGAAGTCGCCGATGGCATCTGGCGCGACGACGTCGAGATCCATCAACCCTACGGCTCCGCCAGCAATACGCCCGAGGACGGCGCCCTGGGGCTGGTGTTAGCCGTTGGTGGCGACGAAGGCGACCTTGTCATCCTGCCGATCGCCAATCCCTCCAAGCGCATGGGCAAGCTCCCGAAGGGCGCGGTCGGGAACTACAACGAACACGGCGACAAGATCCTTATTCTGCCGGATGGCACGATCCAGATCGCCGCTGGATCCGCCCTCAACGTCAAGATCGGCGGCGTCACTTTCCGCGTTTCAGCCGATGGCGTTGACATCACCGGCGGCACTGTGAAACACAATGGCAAGAACATCGGCGACACCCATAAGCATAAGGGCGTTGTCCATGGCGGCGACGTTACCGAAGAGCCGGTCTGATACCGCCCGCCTTCGCGGGCATGATGGACCCCACGCGCGCGCGATAGTTTCGCGCCATGTTCTTCGATCTCGCTCTCATTTATGATCCTGTAGCGCGCCGGTGCGATCTGACGCTGGGCGATGACTGCGATCTGCTGATCGACGAAACCCCGATCCCCGCCATCCTCCTGTCTGTCGGCCTCGATCGACGCGCCTCGCCCGACGACGAGCTGCCCGATGGCCGTACGCAGTTCCTCGCACCTGTCAGCTTTTCCGAGCGTCGCGGCTGCGCTGGGGACGCCCTCGATCCTTCGGGCGACGTGACGGGCAGCCGTCTCTGGCTGCTCTCCCGCGCCAAGGAAACCGAGACCACCCGCCAGCTCTGTGACTTCTGGCTGCAGGAAAGCCTTTCCTGGGCAGCGCGGGAAACAGACGCGCCGGCAGAGATCGACGTTGAATGGCTACGCCCTGGCGTGCTCGGCTATAGCGTCTTGGTCGACGATGTCAGCGTCTCCCTGTCTCGCCGGGTGGCCGCTTAAGATGGCGTGGCCGATCCAGACTGCCAAAGCCATTGCTGCCAACATCGCCGGCTCGATCGAGGCCGGCATTTTGCGCGCCAAGCCTGACGTCGACGCCGTTGCACTCTCCCGCGCGGTGCGATCGGTCAAGGGTGTTTTCTCCCAGATCGGCCGCGCCTTTGCCTTGGAGCTGCGCGAAGTCCATGACCACATTGCCTGGTGGGGTCGCCAGTATTTCGTCGACACCGCAGAAGACGAGTTCGTCCTGCGCCACGCGAGCATCTGGAATGTCACCCAGCGCGGCGTGCTACAGTCGCTCGGCCGCGTTCTCGTCGAGGGCATTGCGGGCACGCCGCTGCCTGTTGGTCTCAATCTCTCGGCCTCCAATGCCATCATCTATCTGACCACGGCCACGGCCACGATCGGCGTCGATGGCACGGTCGACGTCCCGGCGACGGCGCAGATCGGCGGCTCGGCCGGCAACCTCGAAGTCGGCGTCCAGCTCACGACGGTCACGCCGTTTCCCGAAATCTCCAAGGTCACGGTCTCGTCTGCCTTCGTTGGCGGCGCTGACGAAGAGACCCCGGCCGAGTTGCAGGATGCCACGCTGCAGCGTATCCGCCAGCCGCCGCATGGCAGCGCGGCTTTCGACTATCCCGTCTGGATCGCTGATCAGTTCTCGGTGAAGGCGGTCTCCGTCGTGCCCGCATGGATCGGCCGAGGCTCGGTCGGCGTTGTCGTCGCCATGAAGGACGTCGATGGCGCGGCGCGCGTGCCTTCAGCCGACGAGCTGGCCGCCATGCTCGCCTATCTCGGCCCGCAAAACAGTCAGACCGGCGTCCGGCCGGTCACCGCCAATGTCTTTGTCGTGCCGTGCGTTCTTAGGGCTTTGCCGCTGGATATCCGCCTGCGTCCGGACACTGTCATCACCCGCGCGGCAGTCACCGACGCATGGACACGGTTTGTCGCAACGATCGGCGACGCCGATGATGAGCAGAACGCCGGACCGATCGGCGCGCGCATCGAGCCCTCCCGGATCTCCGAGGCTCTGTCAGCTGCATCCGGCGAGTATGCCCACGACCTTATCACCCCGGCAGCACCGTTCACCCTCGACCGGATCGAGTTTCCGACAGCCGGCACGATCACGTGGGAGCCTGCCTGATGGCGCGTACGGCTTCAAACATCCTTCAAAGCGTCATTGGTAAGCTGCCGGTCGGCTGGGCACTCGGCTTTCGCAACGGCATTCTCGATGCTCTGCTGGGAGCCGGAGCCGAGCAAATCGAGGTGGTCGAGCAGGCGGCCGAGGCCGTCATGTTGGAGATCGACCCACGCACGGCAAACTACTTCCTGCCCGATTTCGAGCGGGTGCTTGGCCCCGATCCCTGCGGTCGTGATCTCGATCCCTTGTCGATCGAGCAGCGCCGGCAACTCGCCCATCAGCGCTGGACGGCAACCGGCGGGCAGTCGATCCCCTACATGATCTCCATCGCCCAGAAGCTTGGCATCGATATCACCATCGACGAGTTCTGGCCGTCCGTTGCCGGCCTGATGCAGGCAGGCCAGCCGCTTCTGCCTGAAGGCATCCAGTTCGTCTGGCGGATCAACATTCCCGGCCTGGTCACCGTCATTCGCTTTCGGGCGGGTGCCAGCGTTGCCAGCAATCTGCTCGGAACCTTTCAGATTTCGAACATCGAATGCGAGCTGCGGCGCGTAAGCCCGGCTCATACCGAACCACTCTTCTCCTACGCTGAGGCCTGATAAATGGACCGGATCAACGGTGCGAATACGACCGATATCGGCGGCGGGCGGCGCGGCTTCCGCGACGTCAATACGGTGACCGGCGTGGCTGGTACCGAGGTGACAGCGCTTTTCCTGAATATGCTTCAGGAGGAAGTCGCAGCCGTCATCCTGGACGCCGGCATCGCTCTTGATCCGGCGGACTGGGGGCAATTGTTGAAGGCGCTTCGCGCCCGCAATGCTAAGAGCAGCGGCTGGACATCCGTTATCAACATCAACCAGACGGCGCCCCCGGCCGGACCAGCGATTGGGGATCGGTACCTTATCCCGCCAGGCGCTACCGGCGTATGGGCAGGTCACGCCTACGAGGTCGCAGAGTGGACAGGTGCGGCCTGGACGATCACAAACCAGCCTGACGGCCATGGCGTTGGCCTACCCGATGGTCGTGTGTTCATCAGCGTCGGCGGCGTCTATGTCGAAAAGCTGGCGCTCGATGCGCAGTCGGGAAAGTGGAACTTCACCAGCGTTGGCGGAACCCCTAACGCACTGACAGGGACGCTTTCTCCCGCGCCGGCATACTTGACCCCTGGGATGACGGTCAACATCGGCGTCGGAGTTTTGAATACCGGTCCGGCAACTCTAAATCTCAACGGCTTCGGGCCAATTCCCATTACTTATGGCGATGGTTCTCCGCTCACCGGAGGGGAGCTGCAGTACGACAACCTGCTTTCCTTTAACGGATCGTCCTGGATTTTTCCCAATGTGATAGGTGCTACCGAGGCCAATCGAGGCACGGTTGAGCTTGCGACACCAGCGGAAATGTCCGCTGGTGTCAGCCTGCAACGTGTTGGAAGCGTCGAAAGAACTGCCCTGCAAGTCCAGTCGGGTGGCTGGAATTATGCGTCTGCCGTTGGCACCCCGAGTGCATTGACTGCCACTTTGACGCCTGCCCCGACGCTTATGGTCGGGATGGTCATATTCGTGACAAACAACAACGCCGCCAACACCGGCGCAGCGCAATTGAACATAAATGGTACGGGCCTCAAGCCCATTACTTACATGGACGGCAGTCCCCTTGTTGGGGGAGAGCTTCGCTTTCACTTTGTTGTCAAGTTCGACGGGACAAATTGGGTCTTGCTCAATATGCAACCGGCCTCCAACATCAATCCAGGCGTCGCTCGAAAGGCCACCCAAGCCGAGAGTGACGCCGGTGTCAGCGATGTGGGGTTCCTAACTCCACTGACGTCTTCCAAGCTCGTCGTAAACCGAATCGTTCTAGCATCTAGCCAGACCTACGTTCCCAGTCCGAACCTCGTTTTTGCTGACGTATTTGTAAAGGCTGGCGGCGGCGGCGGCGGCGGCGGGAATAACTCTTCCAATACCTGCGGTTCGGGCGGGGCCGAAGGTGGATCAGCGCAGGGAATTTTCACCGCTGCACAGATCGGTGCTTCCCAAGCCGTGACGATCGGCGGCGCAGCTGACTGTCAGGCTGGCTATGGCTGCCGTCTTCATGTCGGCAAGCAATGGCAGCGGGATGTTTGGTGGCGTGAAGACGCCGTCGCTGAAAGACCAGCCAATGGTAGGAATGATCGCGACCGCCGAAACGTCTTCCAAGGAAAGATCATCGCCTGGAGAGAATTCGCTTTCGCCATCCCATTCAATCACGTTGACAACGGCGCCTGCTTTGATGACTGCATAATTGGTCATGACTACGCCCTTCTCAGATATTCGGTGATGACGCAGACGCCCTGGAAGCCTGGAGCACCGTTAGTGCCGTTGTAGCCGGCTCCGCCACCGCCACCGTAGCCTTGTCCAGCGCGAGCGCTTGCGCCCTGCCATGCACCTTGACCTCCCTGGCCGCCGCCGTGTCCACCGAGATTGTGCCCATTGGGAGCGCCGCCGAAACCATCCGCGCCACGAAGTCGAACATCGCCGCCTATGCCGCTTCCACCG